AATCAACAAGAGCGGTTTTTCGCGCTGCAAAAAATGATGGAATAGTTGCAATTTCTCCCTGCGAGAACGTTAGGCGGAAGAAAGCGAAAGCGGTTGCCTCTTCGCTACTCTGCGCTTGCGTATGCCTTGTAATTGCTCAATCTGCTGTTATCGCACATGGTTTTTGCAATCCCCAGATTCGCAATTTTGACCCTCTTTCCGTCGTGCGAAGTAGTCAAAACGGGGGTCAAAAATCCCCTCCATATTGCATTCATGGAGGGGATTTTTGTCAGGCGTTTTTCTGCGAGATAATCTGCGCCCACTTCTTCGCGTCCTGCACACGCTTTCGTTCCTCCGGCGTGTTGACGCTGATGGAATGCAGTGCCGTCTCTACCTGCTGGATTGTCGGCACGGTATCCAAGTCTGCGCTGTGCGTCATGAGGACAACCGCATCCCGGCGCTTTTTGTCATCGGCGGATTCCTGCACACTCTGTGCATCGGCTTTCGGGGCTGACCGCGTGGCGAGGTACTCACGCACCGTAATCAACGCTGCCAAATCGCGGATGTTCTGCGGATTGTTGCCCTCTTCGATTGCCTTCTCAATCTGCCCATCAATCCACGTCAACGTAACCACGCAGCCAGCCCCCCTTTCCGTTATGCTTCTTTCAGTTCTTCAAGCGCCCGCCGAATCACGTCACGCTTTCCCGGCTCGATGGTACGCATCAACTCTTCCAGCTCGTCCATCAGGCGCTTGTCCGTGCCGTCGTGGCGGCTGTACCGCCCGCGCATATCGCGCCCACGGCGGCTGTATCGGTCATCGCGGTACATACCGTCATAGCTTCCACGCGCTTCCCAGTCGCCGCCATTATTGCTGTACCCGTCCGCTTCCAGCATCTCAATCTTGTCGATGTTTTTGATGGTGTCCGTCAGCTTGTGAACAGCTTCGAGGTCGCCAGCGGACATATCCTGCTTCTCCGCAATCTCTTGCAGCTCTTCACAGAGTTTTTCTTTGAGTGCATGCAGATATTTCATTGCGTTTCTCCTTTCCTCACGCGACGCGCGTGACAATCAGGTTGGCGTTCTGCACGTCAATATCAACGCCAGCGGTATTTTTGACGCTGATGGTTGTGCAGCACCCCGCCGGAACGTCCACAAAGGTGTCGACGCTGACGTTCTGGTACTGCGCCGCTGCTGCAGGGGTGACGATGGCGGTAGAAGCCGGAAGCGCCTCACCTGCGATTGCAAGTGCAACAGAGATAGCTCCGGCAGTGCCGCCCGTCGGAATGGCGATATTGCCGCCGAAATTGACGCGGAAACGTGCGCGGCACTGTCCGTTGGTGATGCCTCGCAGCGTCACGATGCCAGACCCCTCACGATGGACGATGCACCGAGTCGCGCAGACGGGCGTGGCAGTAAAAAGGACGTTGTTGCCATTGGCGACGGTTTGCGCCGCCGCCGCAGTATATTCAGCCATGATTTTTCTCCTTTCAGCGGCAGGGCGCGAATCAATCAACGCCCCGCCGCTTTTTCAGTTGCCGTTATCGGCTCATCCTGCACAGGCAGGAAGCTGTCTGGAGCTTACCCGGCGCAATACTGCGCCTGATTGCAGCAGAACGGATTGGCTACCGTGTACGCCGGAACAGGGCAAGGCCGAATCGTATTCACAAGATACTGGTTCTGTGCTGCCTGAGACGCGGCAAGCTGCAAGCCGAAAATCTGCTGATTCTGCGCAGCAATCTTCTCGTCCTTTGCCTCGATACGCTGTGCCGTCAGTGCGTCAATCACCGCTCGGGCGTTAGCGTTGGCGTTGTCCAAAATGTCGCGAACGCCGCTCTGAATGGTGTTGCGAGTGTCGCAAGCCTGAGTGGCAAGGTTGTAGTTCACGCCCTGGATTGCCGTCTGCGTCTTGCAGCAGCAATCCGCCGCCTGTGCCTGCATCGCGTTAAGCTGCTGCATCAGCGCGGTTTGCTGATTGGCGCGGGAGAGTTCCGCCTGCGCAAAGCCGTTAGCCATCTGCATCTGTACGCCATTGGTGAGCTGCGCCTGTGCATAGAATCCATCACACAAGCCGCTGTTCACGTTGTCAATTTTCCGCTCGATATTTGCGAAGTCGGAGGTGAGGACGTAACCGTCCATGACAGAACCCTGTCCGCCGTTGCGATTGCCAAAGCCACCCCATCCGTTATTGCCCCATCCGCAGAATACGAAGAGGAAGAGGATGATAATCCAGTATGCGCCATTGCCACCGAAGAAGCCGTCGCCGTTCTGGTTGCTGTTTCTGCCGGAAAGCAGAGCCACGTCAGACGCGGAGAGTTCCGAAGTCATGCTCATTTTTTTTCTCCTTTCGGAATTTTGAAGTATATGCTAAATTGTTGCGCAACAAATATAGCCAAAGTTAAGAACCGAGGAACGATTGAAACATTTGCGCCGCCTGTTGCAGCTGGTTAAGCTGGCTTTGCGAGATTTTGCCGGATGCAATCAGCTTGCGCACCTCCTGCTCCGGGTCGCCTTGAAACGTCGCGCGGAACTGCTGAAACTGCTGCATCATCTGCTGAAAATTTCCCAGCGCTCCGGGCATCTGCCCGCCGCCAAGTGCATTAAACAGTGGGTTCATCCTGCGTTACCCCCTTCTTCTTGCGCCCTTCCAGCGCTTCAAGGCGTTTCGTCAGTGTGTTAAGTTCTTCCCGCGTTACATACTCCGGCGCGTCCTGCGCGCTGCTGGATGGCTTTACGGATGCGTTTCGCTCCGTGTAGTCAAACGTGCGCATGGACGGCATTCCTGCCGCGTCTGCCGACTTGATATAAAACGTCTGCTTCTCGCTATCCATCAAGAGCACGCTCGCACCATTTGCGACAAGGTAGCTCTTCGCCCCGGCTTCACCCTGCACCCAAATCAGTCCGTTGCTTGATGGCTGTGCTGGTTGCTGCATCATCGGCTGCTGTGCTGCTCGAAGCTGCGCAAGCTGGTCGGGCATTGCCGTCTGCTGCGCGTTGTAATACGGCATCTGTGGATAATACTGTGGATAACCATACGCCATACATCAATCCTCTCTCTCCCAATAATATGCCGGTATTTCCGCGCCGCTATCCCATGCATCGTACCAGTCACCGTCTACGGCACACACAACGTGGTCACCGATGCCGAGGACGTATACACCGCGCGGATGTTCACGGCAGAAATCCGAGACGGTATAGCAGATTGGACAAGTATCCGGCAGGGCGTGGCGCGTGAATCCGCGCTCATGCAAGTAGCGCCCCCAAACGTGGTTGGCGTTAGGCATATCTCCGCAGTCATAGCCCAGCGCACAGAGCGCCGCATAGGTGCTTCCCCACGTCTCCCCTGCCGCTTTTGATGCTGCACGGACAGCGCAATCCCCGACACGCAAGCCGCGCGGATTAGGGTTGTAGTGGATATACACCGCACCACCTCCTACTGATTATAGTATAGGCGATTCGGACGGTTGGGAAATGCAGACAAAACGCTGGAAAGTTGCAAAAAAACTTGCGGAAAATCTTGAAAAAAGCATTGACAAGTTGCACAACTTGTGCTATAATACATAGTGTCAAGGGGCGGTGCAAAAAAAAATAAAGCCCCCCGACAGAAAGAGGTAACGTATGGACAAGACGATTCTGAATCAGCGGGTGCGCGTGACTGAGTACCACTACGAGGACTACGATGGGAATTGGGAAGAGGGAGGGCACATCCTCCTCGACACGGCGACGGGAAGCGTGTGCGTCGAAACGAACGGCGACCCCTTATTCTTCGATAGCTGGGACGAAATGCTGGAGCCAGGAAGTGGAATGGAGGAGGCTATTCTGGGGCAAGAAATGTGGCTTGAACAGTACCTCACCGACGACCGCAATGTTCCAGCGGAACTGCTGGATGACACGGAGTGGTTGGAGGCAGATGAGGACGCAGAGCAGTACTGCCTGCGTGAAGAGTTGGAACGTGACTTCGGCTTCGGTGCAACCCGCTGGCTTGCAGAGCTTTGATGCTCCGCTGGGCACACGCCCGGCAGAAAGAAGGTATATATGGAAACTATTACTGTCGGTCTCATCAAGGGGCGTCACGATATGCCCTGTGCGGAGTACATCTTCGAGGGGGATGTCAATCCTCTCGACTTCGAGGCGATGAGGGAAACAATCCGCACGTTCCTTCTGGAACGCCGGAATCGGCACGTCCTGCGATGGACCAGCGCCAAACGTCGCCAACCGCCATAGCGACATTCAGGTGTTCCTCCGGCTTCAGGCGTTCGTTGGACTGCGGAAACTGGTGGTGTATGTCACCGGGCTAACCGCCTGCACGGCGGCGCTTGTGGCGGAGTGCGCGCGCACCGGGGTGGATTTAACCCTGATGCACTTTGACCGTGACAGCGGGCAGTACGTCCAGCAGCACGTCTGGGGATAATACTCGGACGTTTCTAAATCAAGAAGGGCAACCCAGGCGGAGAGGAAGAAAAAATGCTAAAAAAAGATGGAAATCGGATTGTTAAGAACGTCATTGTGACGCACGAGCAGAATGAGCAGATTAAGGAGATTGGGCAGCGAATTGGGCTAAGTGATTCGGCGGTTGTCCGCCTTGCCCTATCACAGTGGCTTGCGGACAGAACGCAAAAAACTTGCGAAAAATCTTGAAAAAGTGTTGACAAGTTGCACAACTTGTGCTATAATACATAGTGTCAAGGGGCGGTGCAAAATAAAACCCCGGACAGAAAGAGGTAAGAATTATGAAAAAGGTTACTGTGAACGAAAACACCGAAATCTACGAGTTCTGTGGCTCTGAAGAAGGTCTCACCTACACGCTGTATGTAGGTGTCGAACCCGTCTACGGCGAGTGGATTCTCACGACGGAAGGGAATCCTGTCGCGCTGAATGACCTTGAAGAGGATGGTAGCAAATGGGCAGAAGAGACCATCGCTAAAATCGAAGCGATTATCGGCGACCCCAGAACCCCTTGGAAGGAATGCAACGAAAGCGACACCGAGTATATCGACGATACGCTGGAAATGTGGGGGCTTAAAGAATGAGGCTTTGCGAAAACTGCGGAAAACCATTGTCCGGGCAGCAGGAGTACTTCTGCTGCCCGCAATGCGCTATTGAGATGAAAAAGAAGGAATCAAAAGAAGCAAATGCCTTATTAGGAAAAGGGCATTTTAACGTTCATGAAACAGTGAAAGAAAAAATCTGCGAGGATTGCGGCGCTAAGTACATGGGTTATCCGCGCTCAAAGCGTTGCCCGACTTGCAACATAGCGGCAAAGAAGAAAATAAAAAAAGAGTATGCAGAACGAAAGAAGAATGGAAAAAGCCGTGTTATTGGTGGAACTGCCTACTGCGAGATTTGCGGGAAAGCGTACATTATAAACAGCGGGCGGCAGGTGATGTGTACAAATTGTGCGGCAGAACAAACGCGCAAGCGTGCGCTGGATTACTATAAAAAAAACGCGGAGAAGACAAATCAGAGGAGGAAAGAATCGCGTAGCGAGACGCAAAAGAAGATGGAGGAAATACGCGTTCGTTTATGCCCAACTTGCGGAAAGACATTTACACCAAATAAAGCGCACAGAGTATATTGTTCCGATGCTTGCGCGGATGCAAAGGCGCTTAAAGCCTCTAATCTGCCAGCAAAGAAGCAACACGGTTCGCTTGAAAAGCCGAGAAAGTATCGAAAAGAGAAAACAGAAGCAAGCAAGGCGCGAATTGCAGCGGGCTTTACCGTTGCACGGCTATCGGAAATCGTGCATTTATCCGAAAGAACAATACGAAATTACGAAAATGGGAAGAAGGTTTCTGACGAAAGTCGTGCGGCAATAGACGAGGTATTAAAAATAAACAAAAAATAGCATCCTGCAATAAAGTTAATACAAGGAGAACACCATGCCGGAAAAGCAAAAGGAGCATCTTATTTCGCAATCGGCAGTTCTGTCCATGGGCTTCACAAAGTCCATGATAGACAAGCTGCTGCCGCCGCCTATCCTTAAGCGGAATCCACATTATGCGTCCTCCGCGCCCATGAAGCTGTGGCGCGAGGATGATGTGCGTTCCGTCATGGAGACGCAGGAGTTCCATGCGATGGCGGCAAAAGCAGCCGCGCGGAAAGCGGCATCCGCAAAAGCCGTCGAAACGAAACGCAAGAATGCCGAAGCCATTGCCGATGACCTCATTGCTTCCATCCACGTTACGCGCTGGGATATGCCCATTCTGGAAGAGGCGACGCTGAACGCAAAGCAAGAATGGTATTTGGAGCATGGCAATGTGGATATATTGTCCCCGAACACCGAGACGCTGGAACGCTGGATGGTTAATTTCATCCGCCATAACCTCTGCGAATATGATGACAAATTAATTAACCTTTTCGGGCTTGTCGGCAAGGAAGAGCTGTACCATCGCCTAAAAACCGAAACCCTTGCGAAAATCGCGGGGGTGTATCCGGAACTTGACGTTGAGTGCAAGCGTCAGGCGCAAGAATAGTGCACAACAAAAAAAGACCGGGACATTACGTCCCGGCTTTCTTTGTATTCCGCTTTGGTAAAATCTCGGAGTATTTCTGCGCTTCGTCGTACTTGGTTTTTAGCGTGTGTATAATATAGTCAATCTTGCGAATGCTCATATTGTACTGCATTGATTGCTTTGTGCGTGTCCAGCCTTTCGCCCGCGACCTGATAATCAGCTCTTCTTCATCGGACAAGCAGGCTTCAGCCACAAAAGCATCTACAACCGCTTTTGTCCATACGACTTCGCGGCTCATGCGTTACTCCTTCGGTTTATCCTTGCCATCTGCGACTGCCGCCGCGTCCGTCATGCCCTCACCGATGATGTAGGCGATAACCGTAGCACCCGCCATGATGATGCTGCCGACCTGTGTTGCGGTTTCATCCGCCACGCCGAACGCCATAATCAGCATGGTCACAAAGGACACAACCGCCGCCCAGAACTTGCGGCTTGTCAGTTTGCGCTTCAAATTTTCGCTCATTTTGCATTTCCTCCCTTTAGGGCGTTGCCCCTCAACCAATTATCAATTTCCCTGCTTGCCGCCGTCATTTCGTCGGCGTTGCCGTTGTGCAACTCATGCTCCAAAAGTGCCTGTACTCCGGAGCACGTTACCATCAATCCGTCACGCAAGCCTCCGATGCGCTCTTCGTGCCCATCAAGGCGGCGCTTGTCTGTGTCCAGCTTGCGATTGATGTCAGCGACGTTGGATGCAAGCGCGTTTGTTGGCTGCTCCTGGCGCTTGCGTTCGTCCCTCACATTTTTTCGCGCGGTATAAAATGTATTGTATGCTCCCAGCAGAACGAGAATCACGCCCAGCGCCAGAATCAGTTTATCGGCGGTGATGTTTTCCATCTCAACCTACCCCGCCTTCCAGTGCTGTGACGCGTTCCACCAGCTTTTCGATGCGTTCCGCAAGCTCAGAGAGCGTGGGTGTTTCCGTTTTGGAAATACCCACATCGACAAACTCCTCCATCATGTAGCCCTGATTCGTCTCCGTCTCGACGTGAAGCCAGCCGCCACTATTCCCGATGACGTTGACAGAAGTGCCGATTTTAACTTTTTCCAGCACCTTTGCGGATTTGCTCGGCTCTGCGCGAAGATTGACCGTGCTGCCGCTCTGCGCTGTCACGTGTCCGACGCAAATAACATCGTTGCTATCATCCACCATTGGTGTATCCTCCTTGTATTCGACTTTTTTGAGGTATCCTGCACACGTCCACGACTTGACGGGTGAAGCGACGAAGCCCGTTGCGCTGCTCTGCGCATTGAGAACCTTGCCGTCCTCACACATCAGCCCGATGTGGTAAAAATCCCGCAAATCGCCGTTGTAGTACTTACCGCCCTGTTTGTAGCCAGACGGCAAGGCATACCGCGAATCACCCGGATTCCGGCACTTGAAAACAGCCATTCCGGGCTTTGCGGCAGAAATCGGGACAAGCTCAACAATTTCCGTCCGCGCGATGCGGTTGCTGCCGTGGTAGATGCTCTGTCCGTGCTGACGGTATGACCACACAAACGCGCCGGAGCAGTCAACGTTCCCCGCCTCCGCTGCACCAGCCGTATACTTCCAGTGCTCGTCAAGCATCCGCTGGAAGTCGCCCAGAATGGCGGATACTGCGATTTTGGGCATGATGACACCTCCTAAAACTTGGTACTAACTTGCAACTTGCGTGCAACTTAAAAAATGCCGATTTTTCGGCATTTGTGCAGTGCTAAAAGTCGAGATTGCAACTTGATTACAACTTAATTGCAACTTAGATTGCGTTTTCTCCCTCATTTTCCGCCGCGTCCAGCGAATCATAGTACGCCTGTGCCAGCTTCTCGACTTCCGCGATGTCATCCTCCGTCAGCAGCCCGTTGTCGAGGTGCGTGTACGCCTTATCGAGCCAAAATGCCACATCGCGCCCCGCGGAAATCTCGCGCTTGATTGCGCGCAGCGTCAAATCGTGCCGAGCTTTGCTGTTAATTGCCATAAAGATACCTCCTTAATTTTGTGTCATGGATGCAATCGAATCCTCAAGATTTTTGATTACAATGGTCACGTCGCGCTGATACGTTGCCGTCGCGCCAGCGCCGCCGCTCACGCTGATGACGGTCGTCGGGGCATAGGTGGTCAGCGCCTTGTACGCGGCAATTTCAGCAGCGGAAAGGGCGGTTTCGACGGGAGTTGCAAGCGATGTCCAAACATACACCTCTTTCGCATCGAGGAATGCTTTGAACTCATCAAGTGTTGATGTGCCTTTTTGCGCATAGGCAAATCCGATGAGGTTGTTTTGGTTTGCGATAGCGCCGCCGACAACTTCCGAACCTACGGTGGTGGAAAAGTGCGTACAAAGAACATTTGTCGCAGAAGTGCCAGCGAACCAAGCAAAGTATCTATCAACCTTTTGTCCAGACATCTGCCAGTTGAGCGAAGACGTCACCTTGATTTTGGTGATGCGCTGCACGCGCACCCCGCGCGCCAAATCCACCTCATCGCACACCCACTGCTGCCCGCTTTCATCCGTGTAGTTCCCGCCGGATGTGACCGGGATGCCCGGCAGCGCATTCGGCGTTTGCAGCGTCAGCGTCTGCGAATTATTCGCGCCGTCCGACACCGTGACCACCACCGTTCCGCCGTCACCCGCGCTGACAATCGGCACGGGCGCAGTCGGGAGCGGCGTGCCGTCCTGCGTGCTTTTGCCGCAGACACGCAGCCCGACAAAAGGCGCGGCGAAAGAATCCGTCGCAGTAATCGACGCGCCGGACACACTGCCAGACAAAACATTCGCGCGCGCGGAAAGCGTGTTGGCGGTATTCGTAACCGCGCGGATAGCGTCGCCAGCAGCTTTCGCGTCAGCCGCGCGGTTCTCCAGCGCCAGCGTCTTGTCCGTCACCAGCGCCGTTGGAATCCCACCGTTTGCGCCTGTGCCGTAAAGCGCCTGAATCACACCAATCGTGCTTGCATCAACCATTAGTTGCCACCTCCCAATTTCACCCACGCGCCCTGCGCGTCCTTCTGCCACATCGAGCCGAACCCGGCGGTGTACGCCAGACTGCCGATACTGCCAGACTTCCCCGGCTCTGTGCCATTGGAGATGTCGGCGGCGTTATCCAACATCCACTCAACATAGTCCGTGTGGATAGTCTCGCCGTTATTCCTGCGGATTAGATTCCACGCCATTTTGTGCCGCCTCCTTAATTGTGATGATGATACTATCCGATTCCAGTCCGACGTTACTGCTCGCGTCAACTGCCTGGAATGCAACAATCCGCGTTCCGCTCCCGGTAAATTGAAGCTGCTTTGTGAATGTTATCGTTTCCTGCTGAACGTCATAGATTCGCTCGTTTACTGCGCCGTCCACAAGGAAACGGATTGATGCCGCGTTCTTCTGCGTCACAGTGAACGTCACGTTCTCTCCGACGGCGATTGTCGTTTTGTCCGCTTCAACGCTGACGATTTGCGGGCGCTGTGCCTCAAGCGCTGATACATCGTCCTTCCACGCTGCGTATAGCTTGTTATAATTTTGCGCGGCGGTGTTTGAGCGATATGCCGCCATTTGCAGCAGTTCCAGCAGCAACAATTTTTCCTCGTCAGTAATGTACTTCCCCAGAAACTGCTGTGCTGCGGATGTTGCGCTTTCTGCCGCTGCATTCGCGCTTGCCGCTGCGTTTTTGCAGTCTTCAACCTTTGCAAGCACCGTTGTAATGTCGGGGATGACGTTATCCGGGTCGAACACCGTCCCGGTTGCCCCCGCCGCGACGCGCCCCTCAAGCCACAAGACAGCCGTCGTGTCCTCGCCGACCGTCGCCGTGACCATCAGGCGGAAACGCCCAACAACAGCGTAACAAGCAGCGGAAAGCGTCACGGATGCCACGCCGTCGCTAACCGCGCCTTGCAAAAGAATTGTCGGGTTATCGTCCGTGCTTGCGACACTATCCAGCCTGATAAAGCTGCCGACAATCGTTGCGCCCGAATCCATGCTGTACGGCGCGCCGTCCTTCTCAAACGCGATTTCCAGTGTGTGGGCGTTTGTTTCGCCTTGTACAAGCGCCGCTTTAAGCGGTGTCATTCGCAACCCGGCAGATAAGTTGCAAGTATAATTTAACTCATTCATGCGTCCTCCTTTATTCCGTTCCTGCGGAAATAAGCCCACTCTTGCCGCCCAGCGCCTCGATGATGCCGCTGACGCTCTTGCCCTCCGTTGACATGGTGACTTGTACCTTCTGCGGCTCAAGCAGCACATTGTCCGCGTTGAGCGTCAGAATGCGCTCATCGTAGCAGCGCCCGAATTTAGGCATTGCAACCCGGCAGATGCTCCCCAGCCGGAAATGGTCATACGGCAAGCCTGTTATGGCGGAAAGCTCCACAAGGGAAACGTCGATGGAAATTGGCGGGTTCTTCTTTTTCGCCAGTTCCTTCTTCGCGTTCTCCAGCAGCGTCTCCTTGTCCGTGATGCTGTTATCCGAGTATTTGCCGCACACGATGCCCCACTCGTCGATGGTGTCCGCGTCGATGTAGTCCTTTCCATCGTTTACCGTGCCAACGGTGATGCCGTTTTTGCCGTATGCGTACATACGGGTCACAAGGTCATCGCGGTCGGTGCTGACAGTTGCGCTGGTTAGCGCGCCGTTAAAACGCGCTTCACAGGAGACGGTGTTTTGCATATTAACGAGATTGAGCGTCCACGGATGGGTGGAAAAGTCGTACTGCCACATCATTTCTGCGGGCGACAAGTTCTTGACGTTGTTGATTGCTGTCCAGATGTTCGTCCCCGCGTCAAAATCGTATGTGAGGTGTTGCGATAACTCGCACGTCCCCATCTGCCAGCGCGTTTCCGGCTGGTAGGTGAGAAGCTGTGCCAGCACATCAACCGCGTCAACGGATGCACTGCCTATTTTGAGCTGCTCCGGCAGAAGCCCGTCCATCAGCGTAGAAATGGCGTGGTCGAGGTTGACTTCCTGCGTTGCGTAATTTCTGTAAGTCTGCGTGTCCGAGCGCAAGCGGAAGATGCCGACGCTGCCGCCGATGTGGTACAGCTCCACAAACTGCGTTACGTCCATCCATGTACCGTCAACGAGCGTCATACTCGCGGTAGAAATGTCGTCGATTGTTAGCGATAGAGATAGCGAAGAGGGGCGCAAGCGCTTGATTTCTCGCAGATTTTTGTCCAGCAGACGCGGCAAACGCACATTGTTGGTGTATGCCTTGCTTGCGTCTGGGTCGGGGATGATGCCGGAAACATAGTCGATTGTGAGGTAGATGTCGCGGACGTCTACGTTAAACGTTCGTTCGTCGCTGTCTGTGTAAATCTTTTTCCACATTTGGAAAGAGAGTATTGCAACAAACGATGTTGTACTTGCTCCGTCTGGAAGCGTGATGGACGAAAATCCAGCCTCGTCAACATGGACGTCGTTTACGTCTTGTTTTTGTTGATTGCCCCAAAGGTCGCGCCGAAAATCTGCGTGTACTCGTGCGGATGTGATTACTGCGTCGGCTGGAAGAACAACCGGAAAAGTAACCTTTTTCCTACCGATTGTTGGATAGCCTTTCTCTATATCCCAACCAGTTGGATTTTCCACATTAGGGTTTACCACAACACGACATTTTATTTTGGACGTTAAGGTTACTTCCTGCGGTGTGCCATATGCTTTGTAGTTAATATTTCCGCCCCCTCGCCGTGACCGTCAGCGACAAAAGCCCGTCGCCGCTAAACGACACCTTGTTAATTCCGGGCTTTAGCGTGATTTCATCGGCAGACTGTCCGTTTCGGTTGCCCATCGCGGATGTCCCCGCTGCCGTGATTTGCTGGATGCCGTTGTCGTCGTGTGCTATTCGGATTTCCTCGCCCGTTTTCACGCTGATATTCGTCAGCACGATTTTTTCGCTTCCGCAACTGATTGCAACGTTTGTCAGCGGGTCGATTGCCACAAAAACCGCTTCAAGCGGACACGCCACGTCCCCGCGATTGTAAACCGTCAGGATGCCACTTTTGCTTGCTTCAACTGTTTCCATTTTGGAAACAGTTGCTTCCTCCCACCACGGCCGCTGATATGCCGTCAGCTTGATTGCCAGCGTGTCCGTCCACTTGAGCGCGGAAACACTCGCCGCCTCGATGCTGTCGATGTACAACCGTTGTTCCGGGCGGTATGACGTGTGCAGGTACTGACCACCGCTGCCCCAGCGCATGATTTTACCGAGGACAAGCTGCCTGTGGATGGTGTTTGCTTCGTGGATTTCCACGGCGATTGTTACCGTGATGGACTGCCGAAGCTGCCCGGTGAGGTACATCCCCCCGCCGGGGCGTGCTTCGGTTGTTACGGCTTCCTGTGGAGCATCCTCCGAAATGTCGATGATGATGATGGATGGGTCGAGGTCTTCCAGCGCTTCTTCTCCCATCCACGCGCGATAACGCGTAAGCATTATCAATCACCCCACTTCTTAAACATCAGGTTAGAGCGAATTGTCCCGCCTATTGCGGAGTTGACATGTGGCGCAATCGCTGTCGCAATCATCTTCCCGTCAACGGAAAAATTATTCTGGATTGTCGTTGGAGGAAGCCCGGAAACAGCTTTTGCAACATCTGCTGGATTCTCGATGCGCACCCAAAGCACCCCATCTTCATTGTTGGTGATGTTCGGAGCTTTTCTTTCTTTGAGTGCGGTTAGGTAGTTTTCCTGCATCGTTTCAAACGTTGTGTGCATCTCGCGAATAAACGTCAAATTTTTCGCTACTTGCTTTCTGTTTTCGTATGCTTTATCTGCTGCTTCCTGTACCTTGTCCCAGTAGCCGTTTCCTTCGCGCACTTTCTGATTCTCTTTCTGCTTCGCTTCGAGGGCAGCAAGAACGTCGGCAAGCTCCTGCGGATTCGTTTTTGGATTTGGCGCCCAGTATTCCATCAGATGCCCGCCGACTGCAAGCGGTGCATTCGCAGCGCGCCCCTTTCCTGTGGAAATATCACCCAAGAAGTCGTATGGCGTTTCATTTTGAGAAAAGTCTGTTGTCCATTCATGGATTTTGGTTTCGATTTTGTTGTTAAATCCAAGGATTTTGAGCAACGCGTTAATTTGCGGAATCTCTTTTACGAGTGTCTGCTTCATGTCGTCGATGCCAGCCAAAACCGCGCTGTTATTTTCCGCCATGTATGCCGCGATTGCGTCCTTTTGCTCAAACGCTTCGAGCGACTTTTGCACGGTTTCCAGCATCGCCTGATACGTCTCATCGTCCGCCAGCGTATACCGCGTTTTGGTTTCCGCCATCGCGTTTTCTTCGTCGCGGGCGCGCTGGTAGTCTGCATTTAGCTGCTTGATTTCTTCCGGCGTTAGGTTCAGCAGACGCGAAAGGTACGCATCGTTATCGCGGGAGTATGTAGTAAGCCCTGACAAAATGCCAACGTCAACGCCAGCCGCTTCGGCTTGCTGCAAAGCATCATTGTAGGCGTGTAGCGCATCCGCATTCGTGCCGTACCAACTAAGCACATTTTCCTTGCTGTAATCGGTATCGAGGAGCTTCTTCATTTCCTCCTGCGTGTGCGTTACCATGTAGCCCATTCCCGACGCAACGCCCTTGTAGGCTTCCTGCGCCTTTTTCAGCGTGTCCGCGCTGTAGGTGTCAACGTCTTTCAGCGCGGTCTTAAGGTCTTCGAGGGCTTTCTTCTCGTCCTCGATGGCTTCGTTGAATTTTACCTGTTTTTCGGCTTCCGGGTGTGCACGTTTGTACGCTTCCCATTCCGCTGTTGCCCTTGCAAGCGCGGTCTGATTCTCGCTCAGTTTATCGTTAGTTTCTTCGATTTGCCTATTGACGTCTTCCAACTCTCCGGCGGCGGCGCTGCTATCGGAGGATTGCAGATTCATCGCGTCTGTGAGCATTTCCCACGCATCTTCTTGCAAGTCGGTAAACGTATGATGAAATTCGGAATAGAAGCCATTACGCGCTCTGATGATGTCGTTGTACTGCGAACTCCCATCAGGTGCTTCGCGCATAAACCCTTCCAAAGTATCGGCGAATGTATAGTCGCTGATATCAGACATGGTGCTCACAAATGACGAATAGGCGCTTTCTGCCGCATCCTGATATGCAGCTTTTACTTCTTCAGTATTAGACCCCACAATTAGCGAGTTTAGATAATCTCTGCGTGCATATAGGGATTCGAGCTGTTTTTCCGTTTCATCAACTGCTGCTTGTGCATCGGTAACGGCGGTATCATGTGCACCATACAGCGACACGCCATTCACGGTATCAACATACTGTTTAATTCTTTCTGTGTTGCCCATAATGGCGTCAGAGGTTAAATCAACGTATTGCGAAAGTCCCGGCATAACGTTTTTAAGGTTTTCGAGGGCTTCCTGCCACGCTTTCGTTGCCTTTACAGCTTCGCCGCTCTCCTGCTCCATGTTGCGCATGGAATTAACGATTGTGAGCGACTGCGCATAGGTCGCCTTTGCGTCGTATATTGATTCGTCCCGCTCTTGCATGATTTTTTCGGCTGTCGTGTACTGGTACGATTTATCCGACAGCACGTTGTTGAGCAGCGAAATCGCGGGCGTTACAACGCCCAGCAGACCCTTGCCGAACTCCGTCTTGATGCGGTCGAGGTTGGTTTGCAGCTTGCGCATTTCATTCGAGAAGCTGTCCCCGGTTCGCGCAAAGTCGCCCTGCGCATCCTTCGTGGCTTCAAGAAGATACTGATAGCGCAACGTCGCCTGTTCCGCCTGCGACATTTTATCAAACGCCTTATTCATGCCCTTTTCGAGGGCAAAGGCGTTTAGGTTCGCAACGGACATATTGATGCCGAGCGCCTTCAACGGTTCGGTTTCCCCGGAGATGCCGGAGCGGATTTTCTCAAATGCCGTGTCGTGGTCGAGGTTGTAGAACGACGCCATATCCGCCGCCAGCCCCGCCATATCCATAGACATTTGCAGCACTTGGTCATCCGCGATGCCCATCGATTTGAGCATAGCGCCCAGCGTGGACGAATACTGTTTCGCCTTTGTTTCCGTGATGCCGTAGGCGTTCAGCGCCTCCTGCGCCCACTTGTTGATGGTGGACGCGGAATCCTCAAACGTCACGTCCACAACGTTCTGCGTCTCCACAAGGTCGGACGCAAGCCCGATTGATTCATCAATTGAACCCGTGATGCCGTCGATAATGCTATTGATGCCGTTTACTGCCATGTTGGCAAGGAACTGCCCGCTTGCAATATCGCCAATAACATCGAGTTGGCTCAAAAATCCGCTCAGCACTCCGCCGCCCGAACCGCCAGAATCGCCGCCGTCTGCGGCTTGCTGCAAAGACTGGATTTGCTGCTGCAAACGCTGGATTTCTTCCGTCGCTTGCGTGGACTGCTGCTGTGCTTGCTGCAATTCCGCGCGAAAACGTCCAGCGTCAAACGTCGGGTGCACAGCAAAGCTGTTTAGTTCCTGCTGAAACTGCTGCATTTCCTGCCGGATTTTATTCAGTTCCTGCGTGTATCCGCTTGTATCAATCTTAAAACTTGCGTACAACTCAAATGCTTCCGCCATCTTCTGCACCTCCCCTCGCCATTAGTCCGTTTATAATATCGTCGCAGATTTCCTCTGCTGTTTTTTGCTTTGTTTCGTGCTTCTCTGCGCTGAAAACGTCGCTGTATGACGGGATTTCCAGATTCGCGCCGCCGAACGACGAAATAGCAAGCACCGTCATCCACGCCATATTAGCCATATAGCAACGCTTTGCTTCCTCCTGCGTTTCGTGCGCCAGAAGCACCCCAAGCGCGTGCACGTTTTGCGGGCGGTATTTGTACAGCACAGGGATTACATGATGCACCCCAGACGAAGCGCAAAGGTAAAAAAAGCAAACAGCGAATCGAGCGTGTCCTTGTCCATCATGGCGGCGGTTTCGGTGAAGTCCATTTCTGCGACTTCCTCCGCCGTCTTTCCGTGCATCGCGCCGAGAATCCCCATCGTTTCCCTGGGATGCTTTGCGTACAGAATCGGCAGCATCTTCATCAGGATGTCGCGTCCGACAACGTCGCCCTTGCTCTTTTCTTCCACAAAGGCTTTCATTTCCTTGCTGTTGACCAGTTTGTCGATATAGGGAATGGCGTTCGCCATCTGCTCAAATGCGGTTGCGGTATTCATGCGTTTTCCTCCTCAAAATTCACGAAAGTGCGGCAGGGCGCGAACCCTGCCGCGTGTTGTTAGGCGGCGGGGTCGAAGAAAATAACCTCGCAAGGTGCATATCCGTCGGTTTCCAGACCGTCCTGATGCGCGGTAAACTCCACCGGAATAGTGCCCTCGCCCTTGTCCGTCCACGTCAGCGTTGCGCCCGCCGTGTTCAGCGCGTTTTTGATGGCAATCAGCACATAGCCCTTCGAGGTGTCGCCCACCCAGACGAGGCTATCAATATAGTCCGCGTCCTTGATGTCAGTGCGAATCTTAATGGTGTGCTTCTTCTCCGTGTCCGTCACGTCGGCAGTGCCGAAAGACCGCTTAAGGTTGTCGGCATTGATTTCAAGCAGGGTAGTCGTCAGCTTGATAGTCCAGCCATCATTGACGCTGCTGCCTTTCCATTCCTCGCGCTTGCCGTCCGCCTCGATGCTGCGCGTGTTAGGCGTGCAGACGAACGTGCCGCCGCCGCGCGTTGCGCCAATCAGCGCAGAGCCGCTTGTCTTTTCGCGCTCCGTTTTCAGCAGCGCGCCCAGCGTCGCCGCGTCCGTGGCGGTGGAATAGTCAAAATTGGCGAGAAACATCCCGGCATTGAGCTGCAAGTTCTCAAAGGTGCTTGCCCGAAGACCAGTCGTCATTTTGTTACCTCCTGTTAGGTGTAGTAAGTCACGATTTCGTAATAAATCCGTCCATAGCAGACGCTTTTGAGCGTTGTGTCCACTTCAAGGCGGAAAAAGTTGCTATTGTTGCGGTACAGGGTGATAAAGCCATCGTCGCAGTAGATTGCCGTCCCCTCCGGCGGAATGGCGCGGCGAACCTCGTCGAGGATTGCTGCGCGCTGCAAGTTTACGTTGCTTCCGTTTTCTGCCTGGCAGCACAGCGTGCAAATCATTGCGGACTTTCCGAATGCGTCCCCTTCTTGTAACTGAAACGCGAAATAGGGAAAAGACGCCTCCTCCGGCACTGCGTCCTCAACATACGCGGGAATTGGCTTGCCCTCGTAGGTGAAACTGTTCCAAAACTTGTATAGTTTCCGCTGCAAGTCAATCACGCCGTCACCACCTCCGCGTCAGCCTCTCGGAAGTGCATATCGCTCTGCTTGGGCGTTGTCATGTCCCGCGCGTCCGACGTGATGCGGAAGACTTTGCCGTCGGAAATCCGCTTCACGCGGTCGTTCGGAAGCAATTCCAGCATATCAGAAAATACGATGGTAAACAGTTCGCGGATGCCGCTCTGATATGCAATCATGGCTTCCGTGCTGCTGTTGCGGATGAATCCGGCGCGGAACGGCGCGCCGTCTGTCCATGTGACAACGATGCCGCCCATGCCGTCGGATTCCGTGCGCTTGTCGACAATGCAAGCGTCATCCAGAAAATCACTCCACGCCATCAGCCCACCTCCGTGTACATATGGCGATACGGTCGCAGTTTATCCGCGAATGCCGCTTGCCACGTCACAACGCCGTTGCTCCCGGTTGCGCGCGAATAGCTGTAATGCCCGAACGATTCCGAGGTGTATGCCCCCGTCGGGTTTTTCGTTTCGTACTCCGCGCATTCTTTTGCAATTTCGACAAACGGGCGCGGCGGGTAAAGAAACCACAACGTGCCGTCGAAAGTTTCTTCCCCGTCTGCGTCCTCCATTGCGCCAGAAACAAGGCTGTGAACGCCGTCGTTCCGCGCGCTTCCGCTGATGTACACATAGGGCGAACCTACATCAGGAACGATTTTACCGCCCGCGATGCGAATCTCTCCCGCGTACTTGCAGCGCTCAAAAAAGTTGTTACACTCGCGCATTGCCATTTCCAGCATCACAGCCATGTTTCCACCTCTCTTATTAGGTCGCTGCCGTCACCGTCGCGCTGCCGGAGCGAATCACGCGGTAGTCGCTGGTGCATTCCGCAACCGTCACCTTCTGCCCGGTAGCAATGGCAAGGTCAGACGTGCCGTCCCAGTTGCTCCAAGTCCGCACATTCTGCCCATAGGTCGCAGACGGCGCGGTCGTGCCAGCCTTCACCTTGTACAGGTTGGAGCTGGATTCCTTTGCGGGGCTGACAGTCAGCTTCGTGTTGCCCTTGCCCGTGCCAGCGGCAGAGGAAACCGTCAACTGACCCGTCGCCGCGTCTGTGATGGTAGCAATCCAAATGCTCTGCGGATTGAAAATAACCGGCATAAACAAGCCGGATGCCCGCGTCCAAAGAACAACGGGGTCGTTCTCCACCCACTGCGAAACCATGACATAGCGGTGCTGACCGGACTGGTTGACGTTAAGCCCGGTGTTCGCGGTGTTGACCGTTTCTTCCGGGGTCTGTCCCCACAAGCCCGCGCCGATGCGCGTCATGGCGCTGCCCGTGCCCAGGAACGTCATCTTGTTCTGCGGGAAATAGCGCTTGGTCGTGCGAATCGGTCGCCCGTCCGCGCCGATGCCGCCATCAATGGCGTACTGCAAATCGTTAGTGATAACGCGGTTGATGCCGTACTCCGTGGAAAGGAACGTATCCAGCGCGGCGTTGCTCACATATGCGCCCTCGCTCAACGTGCCGTTGATGCGCTTCTGGATTGCACGGTTTGCACGCATCTGATTCCGCACTTTGCGACTTGTAACGATGGTGTCAACCGTTGTTCCCGCTTCCTGCGCGGTGTCAGACACAAACTGAATCTGTGCCGGGATGTCCGCGTCCTCGCTGAAATCGAACGTGAATTCCGTCTGTTCCGGCTTCACGCCATAGTCGATAGTCAGGTCGAGGTCGTTCTCCTTGATGGTCATCTTGCCGGTTGCCAGAACCTCGTTCTTCGCAACCTTGGTTCGCGTAACAACTTGGTCGGCGAGCATGATGCCGTCACGGATAACGTAGTCATACATAGCGTCATTCTGCACGCCGGAACGCAGCAGCGCACGCATACGCTCGGACTGGTTAATCTTTACTTTAATCAGTCCCTTCTCGATGCTGTGCGTATCGACGGGGATGCGGGTGGCGATGTTCGTCCGGCTGTCGAAGCTGTGGAAGTCAGCCATCACGGGAAGCTGGTACTGGTTGGCAATCTCCTGCCACTTAGCCACGAGATTTTCACTGTATTCGTCGGGAAACAGCGCGTCAACCGGGTCGTTCGGGCGGGTGACGTTGAAGCCAACGTCCAGCCACTCTTCTTTGGGGATAAGACCGAAAATATTGTTCTCAAAAGATGGAATCTGCATAGTATTCTCCTTTCGTCAGTACGGGCGAACCGTCGTGGCTTCGGCGGCGATGAAGTAGAAGCCCTTTGCCGTCAGCGCGCTCTTGGCGGTGCTGTTGATTGCGACGGGGAGACGGCTCTCGTAAACCGTGCCGCGCGTCACGACGCTGCCAGGCATATCGCCGCTTGTAACGTCCACGTCCTCGTACACGATGCCGACGGCAGTGCCGTCATTCGCGGGGTAAACAGTCCCCATCTTGACGTACTTCGCGCCGTTTTCGGCGGTGGTAGCGCCAGACTGCTTAATCTGCTTGGTTTCGCGGATTGCGTCTTCCGCGTTCTCAAGAAAATAACCGGGCTGGTAAACAGTCCCGGTTGCCTTGCTGGTAAAGCTCATTTATTTGCTCCTTCCGGCGCAACTGCGCCATACATATCTTGCGCGTACTTCGCCGCCAGTGCTGCGGCGCGTCCGCTGCCGTGCGTGGCATTGCCGCCGCTCGGCGGGGTTGTGGTAGGTGTCCCCTGCTGCTGCTGCGTGGAGAAAAGGTCGCCATACTCGCCCTTGAGCGCGTCAATCAGCTTGTCGCCGTCCTTGATTGCGCCCTTGTCGTCGAGTTCGATTCCGTCCAGTCCGCGCTTTGCCATCACGAGGTCTGCAAGTTTCTCCTGCATCCCCTTGCTGGTCAGCAGCTTTCTTGCGGCGGTTGTCAGCGTCGCAGTTTTCTTTTCCGTTTCCACCTGCTGCTTGTAGGCGTCGAACGCCTCCTGAATCTTCTGCGCGTCGCCGCCGCTCTTCTTCGCGTCGGCAAGCTGCTGCTTGAGCGTGTCGCGCTCCGTGGTCAGCGCTGCAATCTGCTTCGCCTGTTCCGCGTATTTGTCACGCTCCGCCTTGATGTCGTTGATTGCGTCGCTGTGGGCTTCCACAATCGCGTCAATCGCTTCATCAGGCACATTCAGGGCTTTCAGGTTCTTCCGGGTGAGGATGTTCATGATTCAATCTCCTTTGCTTCGGGGCGCGATGCTTTGCGCCTTTGATTGTTTGCGGTTAGGCGGTGCTTTGCCTTTCCGCGTATATGCAAACAGCGCACGGCGGTGCTTTGCCATGCGCTGATATTGCTGTTATTAGTCCATATTCTGTTTGATTACGTCCGCCATGATGTCCACAAGACGTCCTGCGTTTGCGGAATCTGCGAACGTGTCCGTCATGAACGGTCTGCCGGGGGTGTATCCTCCCGGCATGACGCGGAACTCGCCTTTGTCGCCCAGCTTGGGAAAGAAAACAGCGTGTCCCGCGTGCCCGTCGTGCACATAATGCGCGTACTCGACGTTTGTGCCGATGGTTACTTCGTTGTTATCCGGGTCGATGTCGGCGGTGATGCTTCGTGCAAGGTTGCCCGTGTCGTAGACCTTATGCTCATAGCCTGTCACCATCTTCTCGCGCACCATGCCGACGGATTCTTGTGCAACCGCCAAAAGCCCGACAAACATTGCCTGTTCCAGCTTCTGATTGATTTCCGGCGTGTGGTCTACGAACCCGCTCATTTCTTTTCCTTCTTTCGGATGTTGCCGTCTTCGTCCACATACTCGGTGGATAGGATGACTTTCGGCATAATCATGCAGTAGCAATTGATTGTTTCCGCTGCGCTGCCGTTCGGGTCGCCAGGAAAGCGGATATTGCTGTTCGGAAAGCATTCGCCTTGCTTCGCCATCTTTCCATGTCGCGCCATATGCGCTTCACGGCTATTCTGGAAGCGGCAGAACCACTTGTTGTAGACCGTTACGCCTTGGTCTGCTGCTTCCTGCGATGCGGCATAACTCGCTTGGCTCTGTGAGCGCGTCCGTTCCGTCTGCGCTACTCTCCGCGCTTGCCACTCGCTCTGTCCTGTGATGTCGCTGATGCGGTTCATCAGTTTCTTCCTGTCCTCGCCCAGCGTGGATGACAGCGCCAGCGCGTTTTGCAGCTTGTGGCGAATTTCGGTGTTCTGCCCCAGATTCTTGTACGCCAGCTTCGTGAATGCTGTTTCGTTCGCGGCGAAAATCGCTTTGATTTCGCGTTTGTTGGGCTGCGCGAACGACACCTTTACACCCGCGCGGTCTGCTTGCGCCTCGATGACGGTTTGCGCTTCGCCTAAGCTATCGGCGTACACGTCGCCCATCGTGTTCCGGATGTCGTCGGTTGCTTTGCTGCCTGCCTTGCAGATTTCCTCCATAATGACTTCTTCAACGCGATATTGGCGGATGAGTTCCCGGACAAAACCGGCTTTCCACTGCTCCACCTTTTCCGGCGTATCGTAGTATGCAGGCGGCTTTATCTTGCCATCGTCCACTTGTTGCTTTTTTTGCAAGAAGTCTTTCAAGCGCTCCGTGGCGATGTCAAGTGCCTCTTGGTACATCTCCTTTATGCGCATTTGCAGCGCGGCTTCGCGCAAGTCGTTGCGCTCCACGTCCGTCACGGCTTGCCCGTCTCCCCAGCGTCAAAAAATGCAATCAGGATGCGCAAGATAAGTCGAACCGCCACCAGCCACCAGCCGATGCACAAAAGCCAGTCCGGAACGACGACGTTATTCGCCGCCAGCACTTGAAGAATCACCATCAGATACAGCATCTTCTTCCTCCTCGCCTGTCTTCTGCATCGCCTGTTGCGCCATGCGGATGCCCAAAAGCGATTCTTCCTCCCCGCGCTTCATGATTTCGTCAATTTCCTCCGACAGAATCATCGGGTTCAGCTTCAATCGCGTCTCCTTGTCCAAATCCCCCTGCGCGGTGTAGATGTTTTGGATGATTTCGCTCTCGTTGGCGATTGTCTGACGCTTGAAGCGGATTGTTTCCGTCTCAATGCCCAGAATCCGCAGCAGTTTCTGCACGAACTCAAAGCACTGCCATTCGTAGGCGTTCGCCTTCAAGTCCAGATTCGCCATGCTTGCCCGAATTGCAACATTCGTCAGGCTGCCGCCAGTCAGCTCCGACACATCCAGCGCCATATAATCGCGGTATAGCTGCCGTTCCAGCAGTTCCAGTGCGGTTTGGCGCGCGGCATACGGGACTTCAAACGTTTCCGGCGTTACTGTGCTGGATGACGTGCCGTCGGAAATGTTTGCGATTGCTTTCAGGCGGTGAATCTGTTCCAGCATCAGCGCAACCTCGTCGAAGTTGCCCCCGAAATTATTCAGCACCCAGTAAACATCGTTCGCCTTTTCCAGATTGTTTCCAAAGTCGGAAAGAACGATGTCATACAAGTCGATTTTGGAACGGATTGCAAGCGTCAGCTCCGTCTGCTTCTTATCGTTTGCGTACAGCGGCACAATAGGCAATGCGCTATAATTCTCCTCGGACACAAGGCGCTCGCCTGTGATGTCCCTCGCGTATGTGCGCTTGTAGGCGCGTTTCTCCTGCGCTACCTCCAAATCAGAGGCATTTTCGCGCGTTTTGTAGACCGTCACGCCGTCCGGCTCAAAAACACGCGCCATCAGCGGCTTGTCGTCGCCAATCTGCCAGAACTGCACACCAACCATCGGTTCGCCCGTCAGCTCGTCAAGCAGCGCCACAAATCCGCTGTTTTTATCCGTGTACGCTCGCAGTATCTCAACGTGGTCGAGGTTCCAGTATCCCCAACAAACTCCATGCACCAGCGCATACAGCCCGATTTTTGCAAGCGTCGTGTCGAACCCGATTCCCAGCTTGCCCTTCATTGCATCGTCTTCAAGCTCCACGCCATTGCCAAGCAGATAATTAGCCTGCTGCATTGTAAAGCGGCGGAAAAAGTCGCTGTAAATGCGCTGTCCGGGGACTGCTTCCGTCGCCGTCCCCTTCTTCTTTACTGTTTTCCCGTCGGCGGTTTTTTGTTCAGATTCTGATGTGGTGGCTCGCAGCACGACTTTCGCGGAAACTGTGTCGTTCTGCGCTTCGTAGTATCGTTGCGCGATTCCAGCTTTGTCGAAGTCCTCGCTGCGTTTGTATGCACCAATAACCGCCAGCGTTGCCTTTCCCTTGTCCGGCTCGTTCTGCCAGTCCTGCCATGTAATTTTTGTGAACATCTGTATCACCCCCCAACATATAAGCTCGCGCCGCTCCTGTCGAGAATCCGGCAGCAGCACGCGGCGCTGTCCGGCGCATCGTCGTGCTCCGCGTCCTCGGTGTAGTCCATAATCTGCGCGATATAGTCTCTGTCTGTGCCTTCCAAAAACACGATATTTCCCCACCATTTTTTTAGGTACGTGCTGATTTTGAGGTACTTGTTCATTTTTTCCGGGTATGCGCGTACCGCCATATTGCGGCGGCGCAATTCCCTCGCCAAATAACCCTTGTCGCCGTTTGTCTCGCAGTAAATCGGGGCGCACATTAGGCGCTCCGTCTCCGATTGCAGCGCGTCCATCAGCGTGTCAACGTGCTTGCGCCACAAACGCCCGTACAAATACAGCGTGTCGCCGTCCCTCTTGGCGCACGTCAGCGCGGTGTAGTCCTCGCCGCCATAGGCAGCATCAACGTGCGCGATGCCGTCCCGCAGCTTTTCCGTCTGATTGCAATATTCGGGCATTGTCGTGAAGAGCGCACCTTCGGAAGCCGCCCACAATCCCAAAATATAGCGTTGATAAAAAACAGTCCCGGAAAAATCTCGCTTCATGCGTTTCTTGACCGCTTCATCAAGTTTCGGGTTGTCGTCGAGAGTGTACGTCTGTATATACCAATCCTCGCCAGCCTTGTCCAGTTCACGCTTGAACCAGTGTGTTGGTCCCTCCGGATTGCACGTCAAATCGCATCTGCTATAAGCTTTGTCAAGACGGCTTTTTAACATGCTGAATACGTCAGGGTTCCATGTCACAACTTCATCACCGTAGCAATATTTTACGCTTGCCCCTCGCAGTCTATTGACGTGCTTCACATTATCTGCACCAAGACAATACACTTTTTCGCCAAATATTTGAGCCGTATTGTCCGCTCCAATATCGCCAACGAGTTCAGCACCCCATATCATCTGCATAGGTTCGATTACATTCCGTTGCAACGTTCCTTTCGTGTTGCCGAGAATCACATATAATCCCTCAAGTCCGCGAACTTCCCTGATTCTTTTTGGGATTAGCCAGTAGTCACCGTATGTTTTTCCGCTTCTTGTCGCTCCAACCTTGACGTTCCAAGTCTTTACCGCACAGCGCCGATATTCATTTTGTTTTGGCGTCAATTCAATGCAATTGTTCACTTGTCCGCCACCTCATCGAGATGCTTCATGATTTCGTCAACTTTACTCAATTGCCCTTGCTCGTAAAGTTCCGGGTGGTCTTTCTGCCCTAAATACTGCCTACCAAGCCATATGAGCATTGACACGTTCCCGCTTTTGGCGCATTCCAATTGCCAGTGCCGCAAATTCGTGCATAAGTCCGCTTGACCAGCGGCAAATGCTTCATGTACGTCCTTTCTCAAAAAAAGTGTCTTTTTATTGAATCCAAGCGCTCTTGCTATCTGTTCGGCTGTGTTGCCTTCGGCGGCAAGCTCGCGAACTTCTTCAAGGTCAACATTAAGTTTCGGTCGCCCTCTTTTCCCCGCCACCGTGACTCACAACCTTTCGCGATATTGCTTGTTTTTCTGTACAACAAAGGGGATTCCGTAAATGCGCGGAATCCCCTTTGTTGTGTTTAGGTGTTCGATGCTCTTGCAGACAGTTTGCTTGCCGACGTCCTGCGCGTTCGCCCATTGCTTGCATTTGTCATAATGTCAAACATGGACAATTGCACGCCACCCGCAACGTTGCTGTATCTGCGCCTTGCCATCTCTCTCACCTCCTGCTCTTATTGTGCATCAGGTATTGGATGCACGAGCAAGCATAGCGCTCCGGACGCGACGAGATGCTTGCGAACGCGACCCTCTGCCGGAAACGCCAGTAACCGCATTGATGCGGCGCTGAATAGCAGTCATGCTTTTCACCTCCTTTCATTGTTGCAATAGTAAACCGTGCGCGGCTTACAAATCACGCGCACGGTTACAATATTCTTTGTCATACGGCTTGACCTTCGCAAAATCGAGGTCTGGCGTCTTGATTGCCTTTCGGTATGCTCGCGCCATGTCCTTCCCGTCGATGTACTTCACGTCTGTTTCCATCCCGATTTTTTTCAAGAACTCTTCCTTCTGCTCCCGCGATGTGAAACACACGCAGAACCAATATTCGGTATCGCACATATCGCGAAAGCGCTTACTTTCGGCATTCATGCGCTCCCGGAATGATTTTTCCACGTCTCCGATTTCTTCAAGTGTTTCCTTCTCCAAGTTCTCCAAAGTGTCTTCTTCTTGCTGGCTTTCTTCTTGTACCTTGTTAGCCGCGTTCTTCTTGTCCCAATACCCCATCTCGTTCACCCCTCCTAAAAAATTCAAGTTCCGCAAGCGGATACCATTCCAAAATTCGCTTGTAATCTTCGGGGAAATGCTCCTTAATTGGCTTCAAAAACCTGTAGTCCAAACCGTCAAATGTTCTGCCAAACATATGGTAATCTATCGGTAATTTCACGCACGCACGGTCAATCTCTCGAATCAGGTCTTCTTTTTTCCAGTCATACACCGGATAAAACTTCTTCTGATTGTGGTTTATTGCTCCATGCGTCATTATGCCAATTCTACGCATCGGACTATCCGCCATTCGGATGCCTGTCCCGACATAAGCAGCAGGTGGAAGATGCCCGCACTGACGGACAAGCTCTCCTACCATAAAGTCATCATACTCTTCGCCCGGAAGGTTAAGTGCTTCGATTTTTGTCACATGCTCCGGAGGCTGAAAAACCATACAGCGCATAAAGCGATACAGGCTTCTATGTGGTAACCTATAAATCCTCGTCTGGAAGACATCTTCGTAGTATTTGAGGCTATCTTCAACAAACGACAGTCCGGGGACAACATAGCAATAATAAGGTACGATTTTTCTGAAATAGCGCCGCATTTGTAACCATGCGGCAATGCTATCCTTCCCGGTGGAAAACGCCAGAATCGCAGTATCGCATTCTTGCGCCATTTGCTCACAAAGCTCTGCCCCGCTTTTGTAGCTAAGTCGGTCATACATTCGCGCGCCATCTCCTTTCACTCTCTTGCTGCTTTTACATTTTACATTATAGCACGGGAATTACTCTCATAACTCTCATTTTTTTATTTCTATATGTTTTTGTCCTTTGCCATTGCCAGCAATGCCGCCTGATTGCTCCGGCGGCTCTCAGGCGGCATTCTGTTGCGATTAGGCGGGCTTGATTGCTTCCACCTGCTGCTTGGTGAACAAGTAGGCGGTCGTGAGGAAGAACCCGCTGTTTTCCTCCTTGTCCGCTTCCACGTTCTTTTCGTCCTTCTTCTTGCGCGTCTTGGGCTTCCAGATGCTCACGGTCAGCGCGGCGTGTTCGCCCTTCTTGACCATGCAACCGAGGTTCTTCCACTCGGAGAAGGTGTGAATCGGGAGGCGCAACCCGTTCATGATGTAAGCAGCTGCTTCCTCTTCGGAGAAGATGCCCGCGCTGATGGCGGACTTGACGATGATTTCTTCGTTTGACATGTTGCTTGCTCCTCCTTCCTGTTCACGCCAACGTTGCAACGACTTCGGAAGGCTTGTACTCTTCGCCTTTCTTCCAGCGAACGATGCTACGCTCGTAGTCGCCATCCATCGTTTCGTCCCCGTACTGCAACTCGTAGCAGTATTTCTTCGTTTCGTAGTACCAGTTGATAGCCAGCTTCTGCGCCATCTTCTCGGTGATGCGGATGCCCTTCTTGATGCTCCCGAACTTCATAATTCTTTCCCTTTCTGTCGGGGGCTTTATTTTTTGTACCGCCCTCCTGACACTATTATTATAGCATATACTGCCGTATATGTCAAGGGGTAAATCACATTTTTTCGAGATTTTTTTGCAAACTTTTTTGAGCAACAAAAAAGGCGCACCCCAGCGGATGCGCCCCCATG